ATGACTGCCGCCCTCAATAGCTGAACCTGTATCATCTGAGTGTGCTCTAGCTAAATCAGCAAAATCTTCACTATTCATCACCCTTTCACGCAAAATATTTAAACGATTTTGTGCATCATTATCTGTGATCAATTCATTGGTTTTAATGAGTATATGGCTTGCTAGTGTTTGTTTCACCATATGAGTTTCTTCACTTTTTTTATTTTCTAATTTAACAAGGTGAAGTCCACTACCACTTCGCAGCGGTTCGCTCACTTGACCTATGGAAAGTCCAGGGACTACTTGAGAAAATAAGGAAGGTAATTCACCTTGTTTACGCCAACCAAGATCGCCGCCTTCAAGCGCATTTTGCCCGTCTGAATATCCAGCTGCAACTTCTGAAAAATTAGCACCCTCATCCAAAAGTGATTGAATATTGTTAAGCTTTTCTTGTGAAGCTTGTACTTCTTCAGGCGTTGCTGCTTCTGGCACACTGATCAAAATATGTAATAAATGGTAACTAATTTCAGTGCCACCTTGAGCCACCTGGTTTGCTAGAAAATTATCAATTTCCCGATCAGATACAACGACCCTATCCTCGACTAGTCGTTTACGTAATCGAGTAATAATCATCTCTTCACGGATAGAATCTCTAAACTCTACAAAATCATAATTATCAGCTTCTAATACATCACGAAACTCTCGTAACGTCATGTTGTTATTCTGAGCAATTTGTCGCAATGAAGCATTAAGAGCATCATCTCCAACATGAATACCGACCTTATCGGCCTCTTGCATTTGTATACGTTGAATAATAAGGCGCTCCATCACTTGTTTGCGCAGGATGTCTTCTGGCGGTACAGCTGCTTTTCGTTGACGTAGCTGCTGCCGAACAGTTCGCTCCATTTCGATCAATTCACTTTCTAACAGTACTTCATTGTTGACCACAGCTACAATGCGGTCCAGTGGTTCAGCCCCTACATAACCAGTCACTAACAAGGCCGCTATAATGCAATATTTAATCATGAAATTCCCAACATTAAACTCAATAACGTACGCATTATAAAAGAACGCACAATATTAAAATATGTTTAATCTAATTTTAATAACAATTGAAGTAAAGACAGTAAAACCGTATGTGAGTTCGCAGCCTATACCATGAAGTTTAGAACAACAATTAGAGGAACCTTAATTATTAGAATAATAAGGCTCAGTGCAGTTTGATTTAAGAGCCGTACCCCAAAATACTTCGCTCTAACAAATCTTCCGTTTTTTGACCAAAATTACCTAAGCCCTTCAGTTCAATTTGGAAAAAGATGGCAAAGTTACGATCATTATCGGTAACATCATTAATGTAGTTTCTTGCCACTACGCGAGCAGCCCAACAACAATTGTCATACTCGACACCCGCCAAGCCTTCTAATGTTTGACCATCTTGTATAGAGCGATACCAACGCCCTACCACACTCCACTGGTCATTAATTGGAACTCGAGCTGAAATATCAATTTGCTCTAAACCTGTTTGCTCATTGACATTTTCTCGACGGTAGCGATGTGAGATATTCAGCAATCGTCCACTATCACTGCGATAACGCAACTGGATTGCTGACATATTAGATGTATCACCATGAGGATCCCACTGAACCTCACCTCTTAATGTCCATTCCTTTGCAATTGATGCTGCTACTTCAGCCACCATATCCGAATCACTTCTCGTCTGAATAGACTCTCCAGGCAATGCAACTCTTCGATCGCGAAAGTGCTGAATTTTACCTAAACTAACTCTTAAAGATTCTCGACCTGTTTGCTGATCTATCAGTCGAGAAGTTAAAGCGACCGATAATTGATTTGCATCCCCTATTCTATCGCTACCAGAAAAACGATCATATGCAAATAATTGACCAAAATTAAAGGTACGAAGACTACTATCAAATACGGGGATATCTGTTTGATCTCGATGAGGGATATACAAATAAAAGGCACGTGGTTCTAGTGTGTGAATATAACCATTATTTCCAAAGGTTAACTCACGCTCAAAAAACAGACCACTATCAATGCTGGCGATAGGTAGTGTTCTTGTTGGTGAACTATCAGCTGCAGCTGTCACATTATCATTTAAATCATATCGAGTATGCCGTAGCGCAATACGAGGGGTGATAAAGCCTGCGGAAGATTCTAGCGGTAAACTCATTGAAGGTTCAAAATCAATGCGATGACCAGCCACCAGGTCATCATGATCAAAATCTACATATTCCGTCGTTAAAGCATAAGTTAATCCCATCGCCTGATCGGGTAATGAACCACGCAATCGTAATTGAGGTAACCGTTGATAGGGTTTATTTACCTCAGTCAGTGTTTGATATCCTTGCAAGCGGCCAATAAAATCCCAATTATCTCCGTTGTAAGTTACATCCACTTTTCGATTAAGATGAGTGGTGCTCGCCAAGCTTAAATTTGATCCAAAATCTTCTAAGTATTCATCATCAGATACATAATTATAATCAACATTAGTACGCCAACCTGATAAGAATGCACTAGTATGTTGCCAAGAAAAATGTTGTCGATCTTCATTATGGTGCGGATTAATATCATCACCATTTTTTCTCAGATTATCACTCGCTAAAAAAGCAGCATTGATCTTGCCATCACCACGTTCATATAAATAACGAAATTCACCATTGAGCATCAAACCACGTTCAGACATATATCTCGGTGTTAGTGTTACATCTTTATCAGGTGATATATTCCAATAATATGGTGTACTAACATCAAATCCTGTCTCATCACTGTTACCAACAGAGGGGGTTAAAAATCCAGATTTTCGCTCATCATTAAGAGGGAAACTGATATAAGGTGTATAAAAAACAGGCACATTACCAACACGTACGACGACATTACGAGCGGAGCCCACAGCATGTTCATGATCTAACTTTACTTTAGCTGCTTTTAATTGCCATGCGTTGTCACCCTCTGGACAAGTTGTATATGTTGCATTACTAAGATCTGTGCGTATCCTGCCTTGACGATGAATAAGGCTTGCTGTGCCTCGTGCGTGCATTTCACGTATTCGATACTCGGCGTCTAACAAAGTACCTTCATCATTAGACAATGACCATTCAGCCTGTTGCGCTTTAAACATAACGTCACTATCACGAATACGAACATTATCTTGGGCGGTGATATTACCTGATATCTGGTTATAAGTAGCACGTCCTGCATTCAACTGCTGACCACCACGGTTTACTTCGACATTACCGGTAAAAATAGAAGTGCCATCTTCAACTAATTGAACATTATCAGCCTTGATATCAACCTCAGTTTCTTGCTGAGTTACCTGATAGGGTAAAAAATCACCACTGCTATCTACGTAACACTGTTGCACATTTGATTGGGCAATCACCATTGCCCCATAACTAGACATTATAACCGCTGAAAACAGCATCAGTTTGCGCATGAAAATCCTTAAGGTACTAACTTTGCATCAATTCGACAAAATTAAACTTATCATTAACTAACATTTTATCGCACAGAAAAGACATTTCATCAAATTCTACTTGCCAGAATATAACCTATAACGATTAGTTTTACTTAACATCAACAACTTAGTTATTATTTTTAAATAAATAATTAGCGCTGTATCTATCCGACTTCCGTCAACCCCGTTAAATATTAAAAATTATTTCCAATCTTTTATTGACAGCTAAAATGCAAATCCATATAGTATGCGCTTCCTTTCGGGGGCTATAGCTCAGCTGGGAGAGCGCTTCGCTGGCAGCGAAGAGGTCGACGGTTCGATCCCGTCTAGCTCCACCAGTAAACCGAAAGAAAAGTTTTAGGTCCCCATCGTCTAGAGGCCTAGGACACTGCCCTTTCACGGCGGTAACAGGGGTTCGAACCCCCTTGGGGACGCCATATTAAACCCTCGGATGTTGATCGAATAATGTATCAACATCCGAGTTTGGTTTTCTGGGTCGATTACGATCCTATCTACTATTTTCCTAATAAAGTCCTTCAAGTTTTCACTATCCAAGCTATCTAGTTGTTTAAATATTGCTATCAAAGCCCGTTGAACTTCAAATTCATTGATATCTGACAGACTACCTGTATTGATGTTGGCCTGTTCTTCTCGTTTCAAATTCTCCACAATGCTATTTCGTCGCTGCTCTAACGATTCAACTTTTCTCATGAATGGTGTTGGGTTATCCGACTCTGCCATTATGTCGATTATATTATTGATTTTATCTGACACGCTGGCTAGTTCGCGCTTGATTGATGCTGCTCTTGATTTTATCTTTGGTTTTGCTAACGATTTAATTTTTTTGGTGATTTTTGAAATAAACCTTTTTGATTGAAGATCTTTCTTCACCTGCATCAGCAATGCTTGATCAATAGCATCACATTTAATGCGCAAGCCCCTGCCTTTATTTGCTCGATAATATTTCTTTGCATCACCATGCCAGGATAAACCATCACGTGATTGCAACAAACCCGTGAGCAAATATTTTGCAGGGGTTCGCCTTGCTTTGCTGAGATTGCTGGTTTCTAATTGGTGCAAGATGAATTCAGCTTCTTTATCAGTGATTAAAGCTGGATGTGTATTTTTTGTTATTTGCCATTCCACTCTAGGCCGTCTTTTGCTGCCGCCGATTGTTTTACCATCGCGGCGTTCTGCATGAACATTCCAAACAGTGTGTCCAGCATAGGTCAACGCGTTCCATTCCATGCCCAGTGTTGAATTTTCTGGCCATGTGATATTCAATTTTGAATGTAATACCCTTCGGCTTATACCTTGTGCTCTTTGTTTCAAAAGTTGTGCCACTAAATCGGCATCATCACTGACAATAAGACGGGATTTGGTCACTGGCTTGCCATCACGAACAGCACCCGTCTCTATTTTGTCTAATGCATAGCCTCGTGGTGCGCTGCCCCCGGCGCGATATCCTTGCCTGACATTTTCCGCCATGCCAGACAAACCTTTTTGCTTACTAATCATCGAATGCCATTGGTCCATTGCCTGCAAAATGGCTTTTAACATCATCGACGAAATAGGATCAGCATCAGGAAGGCTCTTATATATAAGAGTAACGCCCTGCTTTTCGGCTTCGTGTTCAAAAAAATGCGATATAAATTGCCGCCTCGAAAGGCGGCTAGTATCTAATAAAATCAGGGTTTTCCATGACCGATCACGTGATTTAAGCGTATCGACCAACAATTGAAACCCTGGTCTATTTTCTGTTTTGCCGGACTCAACTGCATCAACAAATTCTTCAACAATGATTAATTGACGCTTTTTAGCCAGTTCGTGCAGATCACGGCGTTGCACTGCGATGCTGACATCGCTGCGGTCTTTGCTCGATCTTAGGTATATGGCGGCTTGGTTGGTCATGTTTGGCTTTATTAAGGTGCTCGATAATTAAGGGTAATAGAAACTCAACGGCTGAATCTATGTTGATGTCGCCGGTCGTTTCGACATTAATTGAGTTTTCCATCACTAACAATCTCCCCAATTCGTTTTTCAGCAGAAATAAAATACTGCTCATCAATTTCAATACCTATAAATTTTCGGTTTAATCGTTTTGCCGCGGCCCCACAAGTTCCGCTACCCATGGCAAAATCCAACACTGTTTCGCCTGGGTTTGTATAAGTGCTGATCAAGTACTTCATTAACTTTTCTGGTTTCTGGGTTGGGTGTAGCTTTAGCCTTTGTTTGTCACTGCTAAATTTCTGGACGCTTCTCGGGTACCGGCTAGTTGAATCGTAATTGGTTTTCTTTACAGCCTTTCCATACACTGCAGATCCAACATCAATCCGCCCAGAAGTTTTTCTGGGGTGACCCTCAGTTATTTGCGGGTTATAAGTAGGAAGTTTCTTATAAAATATAAGTATATTTTCATGTGCTTTCAACGGCATTTTTTTAGCATTGAAAAATCCTGTAGCAGCAGGTTTTTCCAAAATCCACTCATATCTCAGCATCTTTAAATTGGAAGCACCCAAAACCTTGTCAAAAGGTGTTTGAGCCATTAACGCAATAACACCATTTGGCTTTATTATTCTGTTCAATTGCTGCCACATTAAATCTAAATCAATAATAGAATCCCACTTGCAACAAGTCGTTCCATAAGGTGGATCGGTTAGCACCAGGTCAACTGAATTACTTTTTATTTTCTTCATTTCTATCAAGCAGTCACCGTGTATTAATTGGTTCATACCTCATCCCCCCAACAATCCCAACCCTCAACCTTTTGTCTTGCAAACAATTCTATTCGTGGCACATCACCCATTAATTGAACAATACGATCGCGTATTTCTAGTGGTTTGGCTGAATGGCCTGCGTGTGGTGATTCGATAAATTGCCGAACACTGGCGTTTATCCGTTTAGGATTGCCTCGGACAGCAATCAAACAGTCCTCAGTATTTGCCCTAGTCCAGCTGCCCATTCCTAAAAATGAGGTTAACGCTTTTTTATTGAGTTTATGCCAAGTAAAACCTTTCATGGTTTTGAGTTTGAACCCCCATGCTTCTACCACTTTCAATGCTTCGAGCGGCATAGGTGGGACGTGCCACATAAACAAAACACAATCATCTGCAGCAAGTTGTTTAACTTGCAATTGCATAAGATCAGATAATTCCATACATCTGTATTTATGGCTAGCACCCCGCTTGCCTGCGTTACATTTGTCACGATATGACCACGGTGGATCGGCGTATATTATTTGGTATTTTTTGCTAGGTAAGTCCATTAAATGATCTCCATAATTGCACTAATAAATTGAGTCGCCAGGGGCGCGACAATAGCATTGCCATAGCCTTTTATTCTTATGCTTTTTGCTAATCCGGTATTATTTGGGTCGATTGCACCGCCGCTATACACCACTCCTCTGGCAACCCCATTAACCAGCGGGGCAATGCTGGATTTAATTGGGCGGTATTTCTCGTCACCGCAGTAGATCCAATCAACCCCACTTGCTGAGTCAGTGGAACTCCCGTGTCTTGAGGTCTCAGCGGCTTCACTCCTCGATTGTGGTCTATCACTGCTGGGTCTCCCCATCCCGCTAACCAAGCTACTCGTGGCACAGTGTCGCACCTCCCCCTGCCGTCCTTCCTGTTTTTGAACACCACATTGTCCAGGTTTCCCGTGTCTTTGAAGTCCCTCACCGCTGGAGTAGGCCATCCCATCCTCTTCGCTGCTCCTTCCAAGTTCAACCCGTGCTTCCCCGCCAACACTTGCGGGCTGTTGTGGTTCGCGCCACCCGTCCCTGTTTTTGGCGTTGGCCACCCAGTACAATCGTTGTCTGATGTGCGCTTTGCCCGCGCCTGCTGCTGTAAGTACAACCGACCCGACGGTGTAGTTTTCTCGCTCCATTTCATCGTATAAATCGTCAAGCCATCCATGTTTAATCGCTCTTGGCACTTGCTCCCCAATAATCGTGTCAAAGCGGCACTGCCTAACGAGGTCGAGGAAGCGTGGCAACAGGTGTCGTTCGTCTTCTTTTCCTTTTTGATTACCGGTGGCACTAAAGGGTTGACAAGGCAGGCTTGCAGTGCAGACAGGTCTATCCTCTGACCATCCGGCGCTTCTAAGTGCGTATGACCACGTGCCAATACCTGCAAAGAAATGATGTTGTGTAAATCCTCTAAGGTCTGAGGCTTCAACGTCGGCAATACTTCGTTCATCTACTTCTCCATCGGCTATATCGCCGTTTTTAATTAACTGCTTTAACCAAGCAGCGACTTTGGGATCGAACTCGTTGTAATAAACGCCCATCATCTACCCCTCTTTTCCCAGCAAAGGTTACATCGCAACACGCTAACTTTTTTATAGTTGTAGCCCACCACTTTTTTAATGGACATATTCTCAACGGGTTTATATTGCCCACATGTTTGGCAGTATTTTTCTGTTTGTTTCATGATTTACCCTCGTTAACTAGATCTATTAATTGTTGCTCAACGGTTTGTTCTTCGTAGACTATTTCTGCCGAAAGTTCGTTTTTTGCAATGTTGTGGCACGCATTAGTCAGCACTTCACTCATGCCATCTTTTAGCTGTTGATAGAGCCAATCGACTTTAGTGCTTATTTGGGTGATAAGCGATACTTTTTGTTCGACATCGACCAGGCGTTTTGATAACACCTTGATCACTTTGTGAAGCGTTGCTATTTCTCGTTGAGACCTTAGCGATTGTCGTGTTTGTTTTTCCATTGTGTTCATCCTTATAGCTTCTAATGCTTTTTGGTTTTGATGTATAGATTTTGCCGTTTTCTATACCTGTTTTGTTTTCACGTATAAATTTTCAATTTATGTATACATGTGACCGCTTGCGCCGGTCAGTCGGTCAGGTCACGGGCAAAGGTGTTCTCTTAGGAGATATCCCGCCCTGACTGCCAGTGATATATGCCCCTCCGCTGGCTGGGGTGTTTTTAAACCATCACGCCACCAACCAATCATCTTGGTCTGCTGACATGTCTGGTTCATAGCCTTTTTTGGCATCAGCCGGCAACACAAACACCCAGCACTTAACAGTGGTGGTGGTGATGGCTGACTTCACGCTTTTGATGCCAACAAATTTATATCGTCTGCCTGTTTTTAATACCCGTTTTAAATCGGCAATCAGGGGCAGTTGTTGTTTGTGGTGCGTGGCTACTTGAATGTAGTGATTTAAGTTGATCGCAATATATTGTTGATCAAGCGAGTGATTTAATAACGGTTCTAGTCGAGCGCTTTGATCTTCTAAAAACTCGATTTGCTCCCAGAAACTAACCACTATTGGGTGATCGGCTGCTATGGTTCTTTGTCGTGCAATGGCCATTTCTTTTAAAAATAAAATGGTTTTGTTTTTAATCTCAGCTCCCAGCCCAATCACCTCGGTTAAACCATCTAACAGCGCCATCATTTGTGCGTGGTTTTTGGCGATACGAACTGTTTTAATTTTAGGATCCATCAATAATTTAATTTCATACTTAGGCAAACGCTCTTTCATTAACGCCATGATTCTTTGTTCATTTTCAATGGCCATTTTCAAAAAGTGGCTAACGAGTTCGGTGGGCATTTTTTCTAGTTTTTCACTCAATGCTTTGGTGCGTGCGTTATGGCCTGACTTATCAAAATTTAGGTGAATAATGCGCTGCAACACGGCTTCACTAGCTGAAACCTCAGCATTTTGGGTGATGACGATGCTGGCTCTGAACGGGGGTTCGTAGGTTTCGTTGCCGCTGTTTTTCATACCTCGCGCCCTGCTTGCCCTGCCGTTATAGGCTGTTTTTAATTCATCCCAGTCAAATTTCTTAGCGTGGCTGGTGTCTTCGTCGCGGTCTGCTTCTAACAACACCACCGGCAAGTTGCTAACCTGGGCAAAGTTTCGTGAGCGTGCCGCCATGGTCGATTTGCTCGGGTCAAACCCTTCATAATCGACACGGCCAAGCAGCTTCCACAAAAATTCAATTAGCGTTGTTTTGCCGCTACCAGGTTCACCAATCACCTCTAAAAATGGGTAGCTTTTTTGGTCAGCTCTTATTTGCTCAGCAAACAAACTTCCGAACCAAAACACCAGCGCCACCATGCCCTTCTCGCCAAAACACTGCCACACCATATCTACCCACGCATTGTCATAATGCTGTTTATCAGACACATGTAAATGTAGGCTTTGATTGAGGCTTTTAACCGCCACTTTTGGCAGATCAAAATAGTCTTCTTCGTTGATTTTGTATTCATTACCCTCGTGAACAGCAAAATCATTAAACACATAGCATTTATGCTCTTTGCTATAGCCCATAAAATCAATGGTGCTGACTACTTTTAGGGCTTCATCTTGTTCAATAAAGCGTTCTAACTGTGATGTTGTGCCGGTATATTGGCTCAGCGGTGCAATGCTCAATAAACGTTTTTTAAAGTCTGCTGCACCCGATATTTGTGAACCGGTGAAGGTGTTTTTAACTATTGGACCACCGTGGGGGAACTCTATTTTGCAGTAATACCAGCTTTCATCAGTCAGTTCGTTACGCTGATAATATAAGAAGGTCGGTTTGCAGTTAGCAATCTTGATCAACGCACCACTATGCTGTGCTGCTTGTTGTTTTAAATCTTCTGCAACCAGTTCATTTTCTTCATCGCCGCCTAGTTCTTGATACGCTTTATTATATTTTTCGATGTCCATCTTGAACCAATACAATTGGCGGTTATAATCAAGATGAAAAGACGATGTATTCTTTTGTCCCCATAATAAAATAGCCTTGTCTAATGCTGATGGTGCAATAAGCATCGCCCCCAAATAACGATAATCAGCCATGTGTTTGGCGGTTAAATGATTGTCGCCTGTTTCTTTATTTTTCGCTTTAAAATGGTCGTTCCAATCTTGCTTGCCTGAAAATGCTTTGCCGGGTTGTGCTGCTGTTACTGTTCGCTCCTCACTTCGCATTTGTTTAACATGTTTCCACGTGCCACGAATGCCCGCCTTGTCATTATCAAGCGCCCATATCCATGTCACGCCTTTATGATCATGTTTTTTCAGCATCACATCGGGATAATTGCCACAGGTTAAAACAGCCACCGCTTTAATACCCGCTAAATTCAGACTAATAGCATCAATCACCGCCTCAGTAATGTAGATTTCATCACCATCAAAAATTTCAAAGCCCGGCGGTTGCCACCACAAACCCTTATAACTGCCGTTGAAGGTTTGTTTGCGCGCTGTTTTTGTGTCACCATCTTTCAACCAAACAGTGTCACAAAAGCGTTCCATGCTAATGCCCTCAGCAATATCAAACACCACGGTTTCAGTGCCGGTGTTGGCGCTACTGCTCCACCACTTGCCTTGTTTATACCAGCCTTTTATCGCCTCTAAATCAAAGCCGCGTTGCTCACTCATATACGCATCAGCAGTGGCATTGGGGTTGTCTTTTGTGGGTGGGTGCACCTTATTGATAGACTGTTGTGCGGGCAACTGCATGCCCGCATCACCCGCCAAACTTCTGACAGCAGTAGGAAAATCAACCCCGTCATATTCCATCACAAATGAAATAGCATTGCCGCCTTTGCCACAACCAAAGCAGTGATACATTCGCTTTGATGCTGTTACCGTAAATGACGGTGATTTCTCTTCATGAAAAGGGCAACATGCCTGCATGCTCATGCCCGCTTTTTTTAATGGCACACGTGCATCAACAATGGCAACAATGTCGGTTTGCTTGATTAGCTCATCGATAAAGCTTTCAGGTATTTTAGCCATTATTTAGCCAGCCTCTGCACTAAGCGTCCGTTAAACCAGCGGCGCCAGGCATAAGAGCGAGCAAATGACACAATGGTGAAGATGATAACGATCCACAGGTTTTGACCGGGAGAAACATCAAAGCCAAATAGTGGATAAACCAGCATTCCCAGAATGAATGACACGATCATGCCTGTACCGATGTTGGCTATCGCCTCAACCACCGATTCAAGCCGCGTCTGCATTGTCAGCCTCATCATCAACTAACGACCACTTGCCGTTTATTTTTTCAATTTCACCGTCTTTGCGTAACTCGTCCACCGCCATGGTCATTTCACCAATAGAGGTCACGGGGTTACTTGGGCTTGCCAATTGATTGCTAGTTAAATCACCCTCGCTTGCTAATAAAAATAACACCTGATTTTGCACTTTTTCTGCACGTTTCATCTTTATTTTGTCTCCATTTCAATTATTACTTCACCGTCAAACGCTTTTAATACAGCCTGAAAATGCTCACTCTCAATTAGCTCGGCTTGATCAGGTCTATTGTCTTTAATCCATCGCCACGCTTTTTTCTTTCGATCAGTTGGCAATCGGGTGATATTCACCCGCTTCATTTTTGATTCCATTTCCATTTCGCCCAAACGATCACTGCTGGCCAAAAAACAACCGCCAGTGAGAAATATAAATCGTTAGAAAAAATACGGTGGTTGGCTTTATTGACCGTCATCGAATCAGCCAAAATAAGCACCAAACCGATGCATATATAAAATATAAATAGCATAGCCATCATAAAAACCACCATGCCAATAGCACCCCTATTTCTATGCCTATGAATAATTCAATCATGATGCCTCCTCCATTGCCACCGCCAGATCTTCCTTGCGTGGTTGGGTATAAATAAGCGTTGAATCAGCACAGCGATGACCCAATGCTGCTTGCGCCATTGCACGTGGGTCATTGGCTGTTGAGCGATCCATAATGCGAATAGCTAAAGTGTGCCGAAACGAATGGCAGGTGATGTTTGAATCAAGGCCGCACAAATCAGCCCAATGCCGCATCCGGTCTTGAAATGAGCGAATGGTTAAGCCTTGGTGGTTGCGCCCCATCACTAATGATTGGTCAGGCTGAGTGGTGTAACCCATAGTTTGTGAACATTTAATCAATAATCGCAAAGCTGATTTAGCCTTTTTATTAACAGGCACATCATAGCCATTGCCGCGTTTTGCATGCTCAGCTTTAAGCTCAAGCCGGCCTCTCATTAATGCTTTTCTAGCATCACCAATGGTCAAACCAGCCAACGCACCAATGCGCATACCGGTGTGCCTTAGCAACCACATCCACGCCCAATCACGCTCGGCATAAACACCTTTAACACTGCCCACCGCCGCAAACAGTTTTCGTTCTTCGTCTTCTGTTAAATATTTATTCATTTCCATAACGCACCCCAAGAAATTAAATGTTAAAAAAACCCGCCTTGCGAAGCTGATACAAGACGGGTGGAAAACTACAAAATGGCGGCTGATCTAATCGGTGTTAACGCCACATCAACCAACATCTTTGTTGATCCAATCACCTTGGGCATGATTTGAATAAAGCCGCCACACACATTAAATTTCAGCCAGTGGCCGTTTTTAATAGTGAATAAATGGGGGCGGTGTCGGGCTTTTTTCTCAACCAAAACCCGCGCGCCATCAGGGCAAATATGAAAGCTAATATGGTGATCACGCCCTAAACTAATGGCTTCACCTTCACGCATCCATTTTGAAACGGAATTTTCCAGAACCAAATCGGTGTTGAGCAGATTGATCACATTACTCATCGCTCATGCCCGCCATTCGAGTGGGCAACTTGGCAATGGCTGCAATCGCATCCAGCGCTTCTTTGTGCACCATGCTCACCTCGCGCTTACTAATTCGCCCATCAGCAAAGGCATCTTTAATCGCCAGCGATAGTTCGCCCACCTCCGCCATTGACGCGCTAAACTGGGTTAAAAACTCCAAGTCAGACACGCCATGTTCGTCATCCATCGGCACGCAAGCGTGCCCTAGCTCAGCGCAAGCTGCATATAAAAGGCGAAAATCTTGGGTGGTGGCCATAATATTAATGGCCTCTTTAAAAGTGAGGTGATGGCCTTCCATTGTCGGATTGACCTTGTTTTGCAAGGTGCCAGAATTCATATTTGTGCGCGCCGCTATCTTGCCCGCGCCGCCTTTGAAATCGTGAACCATGTGATACATGGCTTCTTCAATTGAATCGAACATGTGTGAACTCTCTCTATTAATCGACTACTAATTAGAGAGGCACCTGGGGTATGATTTGCAACGAGTGCAAAAGGTGATACGAAAAGCCAGAGCCTCAAACCGCTGGTTAGGGGGTGCAACCCCTAATCAGCAACTATTTCTTTATGCTGCGGCTTGCTCTCTCTTTAAGCTATTTTCAAGCCTAAATACCATTTCACTATTGATTGATCGCTGGTTTTTTTTAGCTTCAACAGATAGTGACTGCAGCAAATTACCTGAAGCTCTTAATGTGGTCGTTTTTCTATTTGTTATATTTGAATTGCTCATTCTTATGTCCTCAAGTAGTATCAATGTGACACCATCATTTCACAATGAAACTAGATTGTCAACAAAAAATGACTACACTGTGAAACTATGAACAAAAAGGTCACACCATTAACTTTGCGTTTACCTGATGAATTGAAAGAAGATTTAGAACAGAGCGCCCAAACAAATGATCGTAGTGTCAACAAGGAGTTAGCAGCAAGATTAAGGGACAGCTTTGATGTTGATTTTAACTCTGAATTATTCGGACGAATTAATAAGGAATTGCCAAAACAAAAAAATGATTCCACGTTAGGAATCAGGCTTCCGGACAAATTAAAATCTGTGTGTAAATTTAATGCAGATCTGCACCAAACAAGTCTAAACCAAGAAATACTGATTAGATTGAAAGGCTCATTTGACATGCTGGTTGAGCATGCCATACACAAAGGCAATCGAGTCGTGCTCGGTGTAAAAGAATCTAGCGAATATTCATTTGAGCAAAAAGAGTTTGTCAAACAGTTCGACAAGTTGAGTAGCAAAAACAAACACGCGGTAATGCAGTTGATCAAGAATTTGAGCGAATAATTAAACAAAGGAAAAGCAATGGAAAACTTTACCCAACGTATTAAAGAGCATGCAGACCATATCGCAGAAGCGGGCCCACACTGCAGAACCGAAGAAACGACCAAACAAGCATTAATACTGCCGCTTTTAGATATATTAGGTTATAGCCCATTCAATCCCTTAATGGTTAGAGCTGAATATCAAGCCGACTTCACCGGCGCCAAGAACAGTGAACGTGTTGATTACGCATGTTTCTCCGAAGGTGAATTGGTTATGTTTATCGAGGCCAAGCCATATAATCAGAAACTACCTAAACACATGCCCCAGCTTTCACGTTATTTTAATGCCACCCCTAATGTATGCGTGGGCGCCGTAACAAATGGCCATGAATGGGCATTTTATACCGATCTAAAAAACAATAATATTATGGACGACAAACCATTTTTAAAGATCGACTTCAAAAACATGGGAATATTAGATGCATCTGAATTGGCTAAATTCAGATATGGACACTTAAAAACTGAAAACATGCGGTCTTTAGCTGAAGATTTAACGTATTTAACCAGCTTTAAATCTGTTATTTATAACAGCTTAAAGAATGTTGATCCTGAGTTTGTTAAGTTTGTCTCAAACCAAGCAGATCCAACCTTACGAATGACCCAAAAAACGCTAGACAATATGACGCCTATTGTAAAAAAGGCAATTAAAGATGTGTTGAGCTCATTGGTCACCGATAGCCTATCTGCACCAGAACAAGAAAAGCCTGTAGAAATCGATCCTCTCGCTGCAGTAGTTGATCCTGACAACCCAAACATTGTTACTACATATCAAGAGCGGCAACTGCTGGTTTATGTTCAATCAATACTAAAATTAAGCACCGACATTGAAAATATAGAGTCCAAAGACACGGCCAGTTACTACAGTATCGTTTTTCAAGGCAAAAACAATCGGTGGCTACTGCATTATGATGGCGATAAGAAGAGCCCGGATATTGAGTTTGGCATTGAATTAAGTTTGGCACATAAAAAAGAGATTTCTCGCGCCGGATTAATATTAGAATCAAACAACCATATCAACCTACCCGATCCATCTGACATTATGCGGCTACCGGGGTTGTGCTTTGATGCGTTAGCCTATTGCCAAAATGATGAAAACTTTAGGCGCGGCTAAATAACAATCTCACTCTGCACTAAATTTGGTGCATCACCTTGAATTTGCCCTGAGCGAATATACACTTTGCTGTTGACGGTTCCCGTGCCGCGCACATGGGCCACGCCGCCATCAATCAGTTGAATAATAGCTGTTGTGCCGGTGGTGCTGGTGAGGGTGCCCACTAATAATGGATCTTTCGGCAATAGTGATTTAAACGCCACCCATTGGCTGCTTGTTTCTTCACCTATCGTGATAGTTTGCTCAACATGGCCATCGCTTGCCGAAATTTCGACACCGCTCACCACCCCTTTTGTTTCAACGCCATCAACAGTGATCCCCACAAAGGTACCAACATCAATAAAGGGCACGATAGTGCCGTCCATTTCCATTTTAATACTGCTGATATCGGGCTGTGTGTATTGCCCCGCCAATAGCCTTTCGCCTGCAGCACGCAAACCAATAACATCAGTCATTAAAGCATTGCTTTGCGTTTCAATTAACACATCACCCGCTGTGCCGCTGAGCCTGCAAAACCCGAGTTTGCCACCAATTTCACTGCCGTGGATATAAACACCATTAGCAAATTGTTGCGATGTTTGGCGATGCGTTAGCTCTAAAATAGCCGCGTCAGCAATAGCGACATCAACAGGGGTGGCCGCAAAATTCCACGGCAACACGGGGTAACGTGGCTTAATGGTTAATATTTGGCTATCACGGCCGGGCAAAATAATGGCGCCAGCCGCCGCGGCAATATCTGCAATGGCCTGCAGGGGTGTTCGGCCTTGCCATGAATAAGCGCCCCCGGTGACATTCCATATGACGGCTTGCCAGTTAATAGTCCATCCGCCCGGTAAATGTTGATCGGCTAACTGTTGAACCGTTAACAGTGAGCCCTGAGCACCGCTGGTTTGATGTTCATTAGGCGCGGCTAATAATGTGCTGATACCTCGCCCGGTAACACTAATAGTGCGCTCACCAAACACACGCCGATGATTAATTAAATCAGCCAACACATGCCAAACCGTGCCGTTAATAGTGACAATTAATTTAATGGGCGTGCCATTTGCCAGCGGTTTAACCAATGATAATTGACCCTGATCTAATAAATCACCATTAAATTGCCACGCAAAACTATCCGCATCAAATTTAAGGCTTAAATTATTCATTTCAATAGCGGTCAAATCGGCTAAAGTGACAGAAACAGTATGTTCCATGGTGTAAACCTCTTCAATGGGTATAGTGTAAGTAGCACCTGATGGCGGGATATCGGGTGGATCAGGCCGCGGCAAATCAACCCAAACCGACAAACCACGCTCAGGTTGCTTGGCTTCTTCAACAATTGCGCATAGTTTCTTTTTGTTATATTCGGTGGCTGCGTTTTGAGAAAAACACTCTGTTGTGGTGATAACCCCATTAGTCGAGCTGATCGTGACATCAAGCTGTTGCGAGCTTTCTAAGATAGTTAGATCGGGCGAAATAACCATTGGTGATAAATCATTATAAACATTATAAGATATATCGATTAGATCTCGTTTGAAGTTGGCAATGAGTGGGATTGGTGCAACATATTGATCGTTTGAAAAATTAAAGGTGATGGGGTTATTGCTAATGTAGGTGGCGGTTGGTGACACTTCAACGTGACTAATAGATTCATGTTGCAAGTCAATCGTATTCAGAATTAAGGGGTATGGTGCACCATCGTTATGCCAATAGGATCGCTGGAAAGAGCGATTAGTTCGCCCAGAATATTGGAATATAATCTCAACCGCATCGGGATTAACAACCGTCATTTGTTGCGTTACCATTTGCGCTTTAGAATAAACGGGTTCGGCATCATCGATTGAGATTGCCCGCTTGACCGTTAGCAGATCTAGCTGATCCTGCACACTCGCTGTTTTGGTAAAAATGTTTGTAGCGTTGTCCACAATGCTAATAGTGTGAGTTTGAATTAGAGTGCTTTGTTCGACAATGACCGCCGATTTATGCGACAAACTACTTGCCGATGTGATCGGTATAACATTGCACAGATTTTCAGGCGCGGCTTGTTCTGTTGCAAAATGCGTGGTTTTGGCCAGCATCACAGCGTCACCATTCGATGCTGTGATGCAACTTGTTAAAAACCGGTTTGTGCGCTCAGTCACCAGCGCATCGAACACAGCTACCGCAGGTTGCAGTGTTGCGAACAACGAGCCAGTGATGTCGAACTCAGAACTACCGCCAAAGTTAAATACCAACATCCCATTGTTTGTCGCAACAGGTTGGTTAAAATTAGCACTAATGGTCATGGGTTAAATTGCCAATAATTTATCGAATATCAACGCATTGTAATCAAAATCAGTAAACGCAATTATGTAATAAACTTCTCTGGGGTCGAGGCTTAATCCAGTGAACACAACCAATCCGTTTTCATCAGACTTGAGTGATGTCACTCTCTGTGCAGATGTTTTGTGAAAAAGTGTGCAGACGATACCACCAACAATCACATCATTAACTTTTGTAGTTATTGAAATTTGACCAGCGATAGAGCGCGCTCTATCCAGCATCGGTGCCGCGCTATCGAATGGGCTTATATGATAGCTCGTATCAGCGAAACCCATATTCACCCCTGTTGAGGTTTTTGGGGTGTGTGTTAATAGTGTAAAATGATCCAGATAGACAAAATCAGGGCGGTAGTCCGCAAATAAGTAAACAAGCGATGGTGTGGCACCACCTCTTATAAGTATTGAACCTAAATCAGCCATCTCACTACCCCTTTACGGTAATTCAAACACAACAGCCATTGAACGCAACTGCAAATAGATGAACCTGCGACCCGCATAGTCACCTTGTCCATCGAATGTTGTTTGATTCGCCAGTGCGGTGGGCAAGTGAAGAGGGCTGAAGATGTGATCAAGTGTGCCACGCTTCAAGTAGTTGCTCTCAAACACTTCAAGTCCGGCCATGTGAAAAGACCCATCATTCTGTTGAGGGTATGTCATCGTACCGCTACCGATCTTAATCGTGCATGTGTGGTGTGTCATCAATTGCAGTGTGGCAGGATTTACGCCAAGACGGTTTCTTGCAATTTGACCCTGTAGGCTATTGCTGTTCACATTAAAACTAGACCAATTGGCAAGATCAGCCATACCGAAGCATAGGGTGGCATAAGGATCGGCCGCGTCAATAGTGTTATAATCTCCAAATAAATACAGCGCTACACTTGTTGTGTGTCCGTTTGTCACAATATAAAGGAAGTTTTCGGTTGCTAGTATGTGCCACGGTTTTGATGAGGTGCTACTTGGTCTGGCAAGCCTTGATGTCGGCGCGAACGCATTCGAGCCTGTTTCGCTATCTGTCATATCCTCATAGCCGTGGCACGCATATGAGTAGAGACCCGTGGTCTCAGACAATTGCATGAACCTAGACAAGCTACCAGCACCGGTTTTGTAGGCGTGAACATTATTAGTGGGCGCAAAAGGCTTTGTCCAACCCGCGCCACCAATGGTGCCTAACAATGCACCGGTAGCATTGGCGAGGGCGGTTTGAACCAACCCATACGACAATGTTGTTGCATCGACAACCAACACAACAAACTCGCCATTATAACCAGCCTCGTTTGCGCCAGAAATAGTCATCACGGCTGATTTTGGTATGCCGTGAGCTGCGGTCATTGTTACTGTGACGGTCGTTCCATCATGGCTCATCGAAGAGATCCCTTGTGGTACGAAACCATCAATTAGACACGCATCTAGCATGGCAGATGTTGTACCCACAACATTGCTTGTGTTACCCGGGCTACCTGCCATTTCGCTACTAAAATACCTTAAAGTTGTCATTTTCCTACTCCTCGTAATATGTCGGTTTGTGCGGGTATGCTATGTGTGCGGGGGGGATTGCCTCGACAACTTCAAAAATAGCATTGCCGTCTTTTGAATATACTAATTTATTGTTATTGAATATTGGTTCTTCGTTTGCCGAATAGCCCGCACCAACACATATAAAGTAAAACGGGTTGGCTACAACATCCGTCGGGTACACATACTCACCCACATAATTGAAAATACCCCTGTGCCACATCCTGCCGATTTGCGGCACAAATGTCACAAAAGCATCTTCATCTGTTGCTGTTATTATTGTATATGTCGTAGCGCCTGACTCGACTTCTGTCGTACCTAACAATCCATTCTCAACAGATATGTCCAGCGTATTGTCTTGTCGCATTTTATGCGCTGCTATTTTGAACCCAACCGCATAGTTGCCAATAATTGTTCCGGTGAGCTTATATGGCATTATGCATTCCCGTCGATAATAACAGCGGATAAAATCTGTATTGCCCCACCAATCGTGGCTTCAAGTGTGCTTAGTGTAATTGCCGCTCCATCGCCAGCAATCCCGCAATCGAGATCCATCACAAATTCGCCAGCACCGTTCACTAATCTAGCCCACGCTATTACGCCGACAGTACCGATATTTAAGTTTGGCGCAATAGGTGACAGTGTTAATTGCCCCGCCACAAC